GAAGAATGATACTTTTAGATAAAGCTTTAAAATATGCTACAGATGTTGTTGAAGGTAGAGAATTAACAACAATAGAAGTTGGATTACAATGTAGCATTTTCTTACAAGATTATTATGAAAGACAGTATAATGAAGATTTTGAGTTTTACTTTGATGAAAAGAAACTTAAAAAGATAAATAATCTATTAAAACTTTTCAATTATGCTACAGGGTTTGTAGCTGGGAAACAAGTGCTAGAAGGCTTAGAAGGATTTCAAGCCTTATTTTTATCTGCAATTTTTGGTTGGAGATATAAAAATAATAAAAAGAAATTTAGGTATAGGGATGTAGTTTTATTTATACCACGTAAAAATGCTAAAACTTTTATTGCAGCAATAGCATTTCTATTACTAATGCTAACAGAGCAAGATTATTCTGAGTTTTATAGTATCTGTATAGATAGAGACCTAGCAAAAGAAATAAGAAAAGCAATGGCTCAGCTTATAAGTGCAAGTCCTAGTATAAGTAAACACTTTTTTGTATCTGAATCAGATATTGGAATTATAAAATGTCTAATTACTAATAGTTACTACATACCAAGGACATCTAAAGCAGATAAAAATAACTCAATTAGACCTGCTTGCTTTGTAGCAGATGAAGTAGGAGCATTTACTACTAATGACAATATACAAGCTATGCGAAAGGGTCAGCTTAGCGTTATGAATCCTTTAGCAATTAAAACAACTACTGCCTATGCTGAAAGTGATTCTATAATGTTAGAGGAGTTGGAGTATGATAGAGCAGTTCTTAAAGGCGTTATAGATAACAAAAGGTTATTTGCATTACTTTACTATGCAACTTTAGAAGAAGCATGGACAGATGAAGGACTTTACAAGGCTAATCCACTTAGAGTAGAAGAAAACTATAAAGAAATAAAAGCTGATAGAGAGATAGCTAAAATAAAAACAAGTGAGCAGGAAGAGTTTCTTACTAAAAATATAAATATATTCTTACAATCTAATGAACTTAATAAATATCTAGATATTGAACATTGGAAGAAAGGCAAAATAACAGAAGAAGAATTTAGGGAAAAAATAAAAGGCAAAAAAATAAAAGTTGGAGTTGATATGTCTGTAACTACAGACTTAACTGCAGTAGGTATTGAATTTGAAGATGAAAATATAATTTATTGTAATTCTCACGGGTTTTTACCAGAAGATAGCCTTAAAACTAGAAGAGAAAAACATATTGATTATAAGAAGTATGACAATCTAAGGTATTGTGATATACATGAAGGAATGACAGTTAATTATACTAAGGTTGAAGAATATATAAGAGGAATTGAAGAAGAATATGAATGTACTATAGATTGTATTGTAACTGATCCTACAAATGCTAAAGAAATGATGGAGCGATTAGGAAATGATTATGATGTTATTTTATTAAAACAGACCTATACTAATTTATCTCCAGCAACAAAGGAATTTAGAAAGAAAGTTTATGACTATGAAGTGAGATATGTTGAAAATGAGTTATTAGACTGGAATATGAATAATGCAAGTACAAGTAAAGGTAAATCTGATGATGAAATGCTTATTAAAGAGAATAAGAATAAACAGAGAATAGATATGGTAGTAGTATTAATATTCTGTTATACAGAACTTTTAGGAGAAGATACAAGCTATGATGCATTAGGGTCACTTGATAAAACGGATTGGTAGAAAGAAGGTGAAAAATTGAAAAATAAACTTAAGAAATTTATTGAGAAGACTATTTTAAATGATATTTTTATCATGGAGATAGTCTTTTTAATTGGAGTTTTCATTATTATTTATACTAATTTCCAATTAAATATATATTTTGGTCTATATTTCTTAGGAGTTACCTTAATAGCTTTCAGTGTATTTTTATATAAATCTACAGGGAAGAGAGGTGAAAATAAATGATTTTTGATAGATTAGTTGAAAGAAGAGAAAATATAAACGTAAATGATTGGAAAGATGTATACTCATTTAAAAATGGTTATGATATTACGCCTTTTGAAATGGACATGAAAGAAAGCACATATTTTAGTTGTATAAAAATAATATCTGAAAGTATTGCCAAATGTACTTTACAAGTTAAAGAAGAAAAAGAAGAAGGAGAAGTATTAGCAAAGGAGCATTATTTATATGATAAGTTACGATTAAGGCCCAATGATTATATGAGTGCTATAGATTGTTACAAGGCATTTGTAGCATTAGCAAAGCATTGGGGACATGCTGGGCTATTTATAGACAGACAAGGTGGAAAGGTGAAAGGATTATATCCAGTAAAAATTACAAATGTAACAATAGATAATGCGGGACTAATAAATAGCACTAAAAGTAATAAGATTTTGTGGGATTTTGAAAGCGTAGAAGGTGAAACTGGAAGTTGCTTTGATAAAGACATTATAATCTTAAGAGATTTCACTATGGATGGAATAAAAGGCAAAGCAATTAGAAATATTCTTTCTGAAAGTTTAGATAGTAGTTTAAAAAGTCAAAATTACTTAAATAAATTATTTAGTAATGGATTAACAAATAAAATAGTAGTCCAAATGACCTCGGATCTTAAAGAGGAAAAAGACTTGAAAAGGGTTCAAGAAAAATTTGATAGAGTTTATTCAAATAATGGGAAAATTTTCACGATACCAGCAGGGTATAATGTACAACCACTTAATTTGTCATTAAGTGATGCACAATATACTGAATTAAGAAAGCTATCTAAGGAAGAAATAGCAATGAGTTTAAATGTACCATTAAGCAAATTAGGTATAATGAGAGATGCTGCAGTTAGTGAAGAGCAAGATAATATTAAATTTCTAACAGATTGTTTACTTATAATTTTTGAACAGATAGAGCAGGAAATGGATTGGAAAGTGCTAACATCAACCGAAAGAGAAAAAGGATACAAAATAAGGTTTAATGTTAATGTATTGCTTAGAACAGATAGTAAAACCCAAGCCGAAGTAATAAGCACATATGTCAAAAATGGAGTGTATGATTTAGATTATGCTAAAAACATTCTAGGCGTACAAAAAATTGGTGGAGAGCTTATTATAACTCTTCCAAGTGGTCAGGTATTATTAAGAGATTTATTAGATGGAAATGTTAGTTATCAGACCAATGAAAATAAAGAGGTACAAGAAGGTACGGGAGACAATATAACTGCTACGGATAATATAAACATAAAAGATACCGTAAAAGAAGTAACAGGTGAAAAGCTTAATGGTGCACAAGTGGCTAGTCTGATAGGCGTTGTAAAGGCTGTGAAAAGCGGAGAAATAGGTAAATCTAGTGCAATTGAAATAATAACTAGCAGTTTTGGTGTTTCACAGGAAAAGGCAAATAAAATATTGAATGATTCGATATAGAGAGGAGGTGATAATATGCAAATAGAAATTAGAAATGACTACGTTATAATAAAAGGCTACGTAAATACAGTTGAACGAGATTCTAGGGAAATGAGGACAGCTAAAGGAGATTTTGTAGAGCAAGTTAGAAGTGGCACATGGAAGAGTGCGATTTCTAGAAAGGAAGATATTCCTTTACTTTTAAATCACAATAAAAATAGAAAGGTAGCATCTACAAAAGAGGGAACTCTAAAGTTGAATGAGGACAATATAGGACTCTATGCAGAAGCTAGGGTATATGACAAAGAAGTAATAGAAAGTGCTAAGAATAATAAGCTAGTAGGTTGGAGTTTTGGATTTTCTAAATTAAAAGACAGTTGGGGAAAAACTGACAGTGGTATAGATAGAAGATACCTGGAAGATATAAATATAAGTGAAATATCTGTATTAGATGATTCAAGGACACCAGCCTATTATGGAACTTCTATAGAGAATAGAAATAATGAAGAAATAAGCGTTGAACAAAGAAGTTTTTCAGATAACGTTGAAGTTTCTACGGAAGAGAATAAAACTAATGAAGATGAAGAACGAGAATTAAAACTTAAATTATTAAATTTAGAACTGGAATTATAACAGTTCTTTTTTTATTTTTAAATTTAGAATATGAAAGTGAGGAAATAAATAATGGGATTAGAGGAATTAAGAGCAGCATTAAAAGCTAAAAAAGAAGAAATTAGAGGATTTATAAAAGATAAAAAGGCTGATGAAGCTGAAAAAGCTATGGAAGAAAAAAGAAATTTAGAAAAAATGATTAAAGCTGCAGAAGAACTAGAGGATGATGAAAAAAGAGATCTAGAAAATCAAAAGAAAAATAAAAGTAAAAAAACAGAAGAAGTAAATGAGTTTAGAAGCTTAGTAAAACATGTAATGGGTAAAGAAATGACAGAAGAGGAAAGAGCAGATATAAAGACTACAGATAATGCAGCAGTTATTCCTAAGCAATTTGTAAATCAATTAATAGAAATCCAAAAAGGATTTGGTTCTTTAAAACAACTATGCGATATTATTCCGGTTACTAAAAATGAAGGTACTATACCTGTAATTGATTTAGATCAAAATGAATTATTAGATGTTTTAGAAGGTGAGGATATAGTAGATGGTACACTTGTAACTACAGATATACCATTTAAATGTGCAAAAGTAGGACTAATTCAATCTTTAACAAGTGAATTAGTAGATGATGCAGAAGTAGAGATGGAGAGTTTAGTTACAAAGAATTTCGCTAATATAGCAACTGCTAAAGAAAACTCTAAGATATTAAGTGTTATAAAAACTAACGCTACAGAAATAGCCGGAGCTACCAGTTATGAAGATTTAGAAAAGGCCATAGATGGATCATTACCTTCTGTAAAAAATGGATTAATAACTTTAACTAATGTAACCGGATATGTGCATCTAAAAAATATGAAAGATAAAGAAGGTAGACCTTTGAACCTTATAACAGAAATTAATGGAGTTGAGTATTTTCATAGTAAACCTATAGTACATGTAGAAGATGCTTTATTACCGATAACAGAATTAAAAACACAAGTATTTTATATAGCTAATATGAAAGAAGCTGTAAAATATTGTGATAGAAAAGCAGCAACTATAGCTAGAAGTACAGAAGCTGGATTTAAAGACGATACTGTTAAAGATT